TTACATAACCTATATCTTCCTTTAGCGAAGCAATCTCCGTCTTGTTCTGCTCAATCTGTTGTACCTGTTCTGTCGTGGCTCCGGGTTTGACTGGATTCTTTTCAAGGTACTCATTTACTGCGGCTTTGATTTCTTCCGGAGAAATCTCGCCACCTATTCCTTTTAGGCACAATTCGTATAAATATTTCTCTTTTCGTGTGATTGGTTTTGGAATTTCACCTGTGTAATCACCTGTCAAGTACGCAAGATATTTTTCTTCCCTTGTTACTGGTTTATCTGCCATCTTCTTACTCCTCTCCGAATAGTGTTGGCTCGTCTGGTTGAGCTTCTTTGACCATTGCTTTCGCTTCTTCCTCGGTCATTCCTTCAAATTTCACGAAATACAGCCATGCCGGAACCTTGCCAGTGGTCACATACTGCCACCATCTTGCACGGTCGTTTTCACGTACATACAGAATATCTCCGAAATCATAATTGACTTCATAAGCTCCAACAGGTGCAAGTCCGTACAGATCAGCGTAAACGTTCAGTGCGTATATAACTTCATCTAGGCAAGACTCCAACTTATCCCTTACATCTTTAATGAACTGCACTGTCCTCTGCTGTTCTGCTTCTACTCCTGTAGCCGTCTGAATGCCGCTAGATTCGTTGAAAACAAAGTAGCCATTAGAGAATCCAATCTTGTACCCTAACTGGCTTAAAAGGGCATTTATGCCGGCTATACGGGTATCTGTGTTGAGCTGTGGATTGATTTCTTGATAGAACTCTTTCTCGAGCTGTCCGAATACATTCTTGACAAAGTGCGGTAAGTTCATCTCATTACGTCTGTTCTCCATACCCTGTGGTGACATGACTGCTACAGGCGTACCGCTTGGCATCAGCAGTCTTTCATCTGCCAGAACAATCTTCTGCGAATCAAATATCTCTCCGGCATTACGGCTGTATGCAATGTCGAGATCTTTCAGCTCTTCAATTGCTTCTGCAAATATCGGTAAGCCAAGCGGTGTACTGATATCCACATTGTTCGCCTGCGGTGTCCGCAGTACTCCGTACAGAGGTCCGTCCAGCTTCTCACCGTTTGTTTTGAGAATCGGTGGCGTATCTGCCATTAAGTCAGCCCATTTGGTCTGTTTAAGGTCAATTTTATCACCGATTGACTGAGGGGATTTTGATACATAGACTCTGTTAGAAACGTAGTACGGATAGACCGTCACTCCGTCCACAGTTGTCTCAACAAATCTATGATATTCAAGCCGTGTATAGTATTTCCGTCCAACAGTATAAGAATCCTTGAATATGATTCCCTTAATTTCCTGATTATCATAGTCCACGATCATCACATCTGCCGGAGTAAATACGTCAATGCTTTCACCATTTGGCTTAATAAATACTGTTCCATAAGCACAGCCATATTCTACCCAGTGACGGATTTGAAAATATACCTTGTCGATCTGTTCCTGTAGCCACGTAGCCCTTGCAGAACCGTCTATCTGAATGCCGATCGCCAGCGTTGCGAGCCGAGCTGTTTCTGAGCAGACAGATTTAGCAAAATTGATCGTCTTGATATTATTCTTATCATCCAGCCATTCCGGCGCACCTCTGTAAATGTTCGCGCACCGGTTAATCAGCGATTCCATCTCTGGAAATTCTGCTGCCTGAATGTTGAAGTCCTCTTCGGCTTGTTTTTTGAATATCATATTAAACCACCTTTTTAGTGTTGTTATAAGTCCCATTATGCACTGTAACCTCTCCTGTTAAACAACGGCTCATAAGCATATCTAAGTGCCGAGATTGCATGATCATCTCCGTCAGGATAACCACTTATTACATTTCCCTCTTTGTCCCGATCGTACTCATATTCTGTGATTTCTTTATATGCGTTCGGTGTTCGCTTCGGGTCAATGACTATAGTCTTTGTCTGTAAGAATTTGAAACCATACTCGATACTTCCCGGTCCTTTGATTGCTCCTCTTGCAGGAAGTCCGGCATCCCGGAAGTCATTCACAGACTTAGGTTCCGCAGAATCACATATCATTGTGTAATCGTCATAGCCTTTTTTCTTGATCCAATCAGCAGTCTTAGAGTTGCTCCATTTATTTACATACAGCTCGTCAATCAGATATATCTTCTCTCTGGCAGAATCATAATAAGTTCGGAGATAGCAGAAGGCATCCGGGTACCATCCATAATCTACACCAGCGAAAATGCGGTCCATGTGGCTGATCTCTTCGTCTGTAATATCTCTGATTTCCAGATACTCAAATACGTTTCCGCCGTCACCATTCGGGACACCCAGGTATTCATGTTCATAGGCTTCTGGATTGATTTCTTTCAGATGTGCTGCATCGTCAATAAACTTCTGTCCGAGCCACTCCGCCGGAGCTTCCAGATAACTCGAATGATGGATAACTCTTTTTGGGTTAGGCATGAGCTTAATCCTGTTTACCCAGTTTGATTTTGATTTTGGTGGGTTATACGATGAAAAATCATAGGACTCGTCGCCACCACGAAGCACTGACTGATTAACAGAACGTTCCTGAGCATCTCCCTTCATTTGATCTTTTTCCTCTTTCCAGAGGATTCCAATGTAGCCAAATTCCGGCTTAATGGATTTCAGCTTGGTTTCATCGTCCAGACCACGGAAGTATATTGTCTGCCCCGTCTTAATATATTTGATTTCAAGCGGCGACACCTTACATTCAAATTCTTCCATCAGTCCAAGTTCGTTGATAGCCCATTTCATGTTAGCATATACGGAATCTTTCAGAGTACCGGCCACCTGTCTTGTAATGCAGGCGTGCATCTGAGGATTGTTCTTAATAAGTTCAACAATCTTAAAAGCTACGAATGAAGATTTCAGACCGCCTCGACCACCCTCGAATACATATTCGATATTAGGCTTGATTTGCCGGTTAATATCCACGAATGCCTTACCAAGTACTCTGGCAGGAAGTTCGTATTTGCTTTCGTCTGATTTTGATACAGCTACCAACTGTTCCCATTTGTCTACTGCCTGCATATTTCCTTTGATGGCTTTATTATATACGGCAGCTACAATACAGGCATTGTTATTTGCATCCTCATCAGATATTCCCATTTTTGTGAGTTTCTTCTTTGCAGCAGTCGGAGCAGGGTTCTCAGCTATCATTTTTGCTAATTCAGAAAGGGTCTTTTTTTGACGGCGCACTTCTCCCGACTTAATACCGCCTTTTTTTGTTATTTCTCGGAGTTCGCTCGGAGTTCGTTCAGAATTTGGTATTAAATTTTTCTCATTTGCCATCCTATCAACATCCAATCATATCCTTTCTGAATTCAAAAAAGTCCCCAGTATAGCAGTTATATACAAATATAATACCACACTGGGGAGATTTAGCTCTCTACCACTTTTATAAATTTTTAAGTTTTTTTAAAGTCTGCCAATCAATTTGGCCAGATGATAGTATTCCGCCATGACCTTGCGTTTGTAGCCATAAAAGTCATTTTCTGTTGCAGGAACCGTCCTGATCTTCTCCATTGTCCGATAGCCGATGCTGTTCACGATGCTGTCATAGATTTGTGATTCGATTCCGGGTGCATATTTGATAGATACCTGCAGCAGATTGTATTTATCGCTTTCGCTAAGATTCCGCAAGTGACTTTGTAATGTTGGTATATCGTCCGGCGGTACTCCGTAATCAATCAGTGTTGCCTTTCTTAACTTCATTTATTTCACCTTCTTCATTTAGGTTCCAGTCACATGGTATGCCTTGGAAACATTCTGGACAGTGTTCGTAGAATCCGCAGCCTTTGCAATCCACTGGCTGTCCAGTACAATATTGCTGTAGCACGTGGTATGCTGATATAGCAAGATTTGGCGTTATGTCTGGTGTAGGTTTGTTATTCATGTTTCATCTCCTCCAACTTATTCTCAGCTTCTTCACGAGTGAGGAATACGTTTTTACCAAGCTCACTCATTGGAAAAGCTACTGCTATTGAACCACTATAATTTTCATAGTAAAATATAATTTGATCTTCTATATCTGGCTCAACATAACTATCGCAATATCCATATGAAAATGCTTTTATTTCATACGGTTCCGGATATCCAAAATCGTTATCCCATACCGTATCTCCAACCTTACACGGCAATCTCACAAGCAAGCCCTGTTCTTCTAAGTTTCTCCACGCTCTAATTTCTTTTGCCATTTCTGCTTTAGACATTTTTAAAGGCTTAAATTTGGGCTTTAATAATTCTTCTCCCGTCCATCCACTATTGATTCTGCCTGTAAAAGCATTTTGTGAAATTCCAATTTGTCTTGCCCATTCAGAAGTTGTTTTTGTTACCCCGTTTATCGTTACATAATTATTATTTCTTCTATTGTTCGCCTGTTCTTCTGGTGTTGCCCACCGACAATTACTAGGTTCGTAATTTCCATTTACGTCTATTCGATCAATGCTGCGCCCTTCTTCCCATTCATTTTCAACTGCCCATTTTTGGAAATTGCCATGTCCTTCTTTTTTATCCATCCACTCGTCACAAACTTTAATGCCACGTCCACCATAATCTTTATAAAATTTTTCTTCTGGATTATAGCAACGTCTTTTCATATCACAAAGCTTTTGTTGTAAAATATGTCGTTGCTTTTCTGTTAATCTCTCCATCTACTCCACCTCTTATCGCTTACTTTTTATCGCTCGTTTTCATCGCTTGTTTCTGTAATTTTTCTCAAGCAGGCATTCCAACCAACCGCAATAATATCTTTTTGTGATTCTACATTGTCATTCGGAACGATATACTCCTTTTTCTCCGGCAGTGGCTTCAACGGACACCATTCGGGTCTTGATTTACTTTCAAAGCCGTAGTATTCTTCTGTTAGCAACGTCATGATTTTTCCTAAATGTTCAGCTAATTCACAATTCCCCTTATAGATATAAATATCGTAATATTCAGTTCCAAATGGACAGTTGTAACAGCTTTTTGGTGTATCAATCACTAATACTGATTTACTCATATGTTTCACTTCCTCTCAGCATCAGGCTCAAAGTATTATACCCCGGACAAGTCCTGACTCCGTTTCTGGTATCTCTTAACAGGACACAGTACGGATATAATGCCATAACCTCGTAGACGTGTTCTATGGTGTCTTCGCCGCGCTGGTCGATGTATTTGAATCGCTTTCCCGGTCTAAGAAAATATCTTGCGCATACATACGCTTTAGTTCCGAATCTCATACTTGCACTACTCATTCAACTCTCCCCATCCTTCACGATTTTGATTGCAACTTCAAACGCATCAGTTTCACCCTCGAAATACTCCGATGCTTTCTGTAATGCAGCAGTTCTTGTCTTTTTTGTTTTCAACTGCTCCACAACCTTGTCCGCATCAAAAGCTGTCGGCTGTTCTTGAACAGTTGTAATTGCAAGATGTGTAAATAAATCCATCGGAGAAACATCATTTTCCGCAGCTTTCTGCTTTTCTTTATCCCAATACCATTCGCTCATTTCTTGAATTAATTTATCAGCGTCAATTAATCTACTCATTCAACTCCACCACCTTTCACAATTTCAACTGTTTCATTCATCTGGATGATGCTTATCGTACATAATCGCTACGCATACAAGACCAGCCGCTCCGAATATGGTTCCAAGGGCGAATCCTAATAAGAATGTAATCATACTACCACCTCACTGTCCGCTGGCATCTGATAATCAATATGTCCATTTACATAGGCTTCCTGAATCATATCCAGTACTTTCATGGCTTTTGCTTTGGTGGAATATTCTCCGAGTAAATAACTGCATCCAGTGATATATGATGTTACAACTGTTTTTGTAGCCCCTTCTGCAATTTCGATACCAGCTGATACATTAAAATTAACTAATACCTCTTTATTCTGACTTCTGATTAACATTTTGCGTCCTCCTTGTAATCTTCAACCGCTGATTTGAGCTTTTCGTAGAGATTAATTCTTTTTCTAAGTGCATCTAACTCGCTGTCGTATTTTTTAAAAAACATTTCTTTTACTTTTTCATAATCAGGTGCATCCAGAACAACCGCTTTGCTGTATTCATTAATGAAATTACCTATTGATTCTTTTCTTATAAACGAAGCGTAGATTCCGTCAGGAAATTTAGTTACTGGTTTATATGTCTTCGGCTTTTCTGTTACTTCACATTCTTCAAGACGAAGATTCCATTCATCTGTTTTTCTGTCTCTGTCCAAAATGTAGAAATATAATTTCATTTTTCGTCCTCCTTGTTTACTCTTTTATTCCATATTTCAATAGCTTCCTTCCAATCCCATGTGTCTGTGCAAAATGTTAATCCGCATTCACAGTGAATGGCTATTGGATTTCCCCCACTGTCAGGATCGTAAAAAGACGGTGCCCAGTCTCTTTCTGGAATGTATACATTTTTCTCTGTATCTATCTCTTTTCCGCAAAACGGACAAGGTTTTAATTTCTCCATTTTCACCTTCACTTTCCCCATGTAAGTAACTGACACGCTATCAATTTAGATTTACGTTCATTTTTCTTGATATGGCTTCTATAACTGTCACTGTTACGCCGTTTCCTGCCTGTTTGTATAACTGGCTGTCAGAATTAACAAACTGAGCCTTTTCAAAATAATCATCCGACCAACCTTGCAGCCGAAAACATTCTTTCGGTGTCAGCTTCCGGATTGCTATGTAACACTGATATTTTTCGTACCACACTGCATATACCGTTAATTCTTCCGATACCTGCACAAATATTCCTTGATTGCAACTCGTGTCGAGTGTGTTGGCAACTTCTTTTCCATATTCTGTGCGAACGTTACGCAATACTCCGAGCGGATCAATTGCGACCCCGTGTCTATCCTGAGATGTTAATGTGAACATTGGTTCACCATTTTCTTTGAATCTTCTTCCATTCTGACGTTTTTCTATACGATCTGGTGTCAATACTGGGATTACAATCTTATTTCCCTCTCCTTTATTTGTTGTTAAAGTAGGGCTTAAGCCAGTCGAATCATACACATTTCCGTTCATTCCTTTTCCTGACGGGTTCACATTGCATACTACTCCGACACTTCTAGGCTCTTTATAATCTCTGCTTGTTAGTGTTGGACAAATATTTTCATATATGCGTGCTTTTCCATCTTGGCCAATATAACTTGTATCAAATAATATGGATACTTTGGGTTCTGTATTTTCTCCTGGCTTCGTACTGATTGTTGGAGCTAATCCATCATCGCTATAAACTCTATCTCGCTGTGAATTTCTGCCATTAAGACAACCAAAAAGATTTAACGAAACACTATTTTTTCCGTCTGTTCCTTCGATAGGAAATATTTTTGAGGTACTTCTCCCTCTAAGATGTCCGATAATAAAACATCTTTCCCGGTTTTGCGGTACTCCGAAATCTTTGGAGTTGAGCACCTGCCATTCTGCATCATACCCCCACTGTTCCATTTCAATGAGCAGTCTGGCGAAATCCCATCCTCCATTAACACTAAGCAGATTTTTAACGTTCTCAATGAAAAGGTAAGTGGGTTTATCTTCTTCTTTGAGTTGTCCGACAAGGTACATAACTCTGAAAAACAGGCTTGAACGGTTTCCTTGAAATCCGGCTTGCTTTCCTGCAACTGAGATATCTTGACATGGAAATCCGAAGCACCAACAGTCTGCTTTGGGAATGTCTCCGGCATACACTCTTCGAATGTCATTTGCATACCATTCTCCATTTCTGTATTCCTCCTTTAATATTTCTTTCTGTCTTTTCTTGATAGGAATGTCTTCCAATGTCTTTCGCTGCTCTTCTGTCAGTAAGTGCATTGAGATGTAACTCGCAGTAGCAAATTTATCGAATTCGCAAAAACCAACGCATTCATGCCCCGCCAATTCCATTCCCCTACGAAATCCTCCGATTCCTGCGAAAAAATCTATAAATTTCATTTTAAACTCCCATCTTCTTAACCAGATTCTTATTCATCTCATCGAATCTTACATCTGTGTTCTCTTCAATGTCCTGCATCATGCTCAGAACGCTCATTTCACCCCTATTTGCCATTTTAACGTATTCATTGGCAGTTTGTACGACTGTGAGTAAACGTTTCGTGGAAAAGCCATATAAGCGTCTCAGAGCCATCATCGTTGTAACAGTGTTGATCGTATTACTCCAATCCTCGCCAACAGTGAATCCATCCTCGTAGGCTTGCTGCTCTACGTCTTTTATCTGTCTATAACAGATCTGCATTGAACGCCCAAATGCCTGAGCCGCCTGATTAGGGGTCTGAACAGGAAATCTGGTCTTTTTCTTGACTTTTAACTTGCTACTCATTTTTCTTTTACCTTTCTGAACTTATATCCTGTCACTCGGTACGCTCGCGGCGTGCCGGGGTTGTCCGTCTCAAGTAAGCCACTTTCCAGTAATTCACCGAAATGATTCTGCACGGTATGGCTAGATATGCTCAGACCTGCTGCGATTTCTGGAATGCTTGGCGGATAATCATGCTCTTTCAAGTATCTTATGATGTACAGATATATATCTTTCCTTGTCTGGATACCTTCATAGTACTTTCTCGCTGTGTTATACGGCATTTCTCGCACGCTCCTTTCTGTGAGTATCATCAGCCCATTTGACAAAAGCCATTGTTAGATAGTCAACCAGACTGTCTGGATACACTTCGCGAAGTTCGTTTGCTCTTTCTGTCAATGCGTGCCAGTATTCATCGTTATCTTCGATTCCATAAAATTCTTTTATTGTCTTCCAAAACTCCGGCATGAACTTGTGCATGATCGGAATATCTTTAGCTTCTAGTTTCAATTCCTCACATCCTTTTTTGTATACAATATTCTGCACACTGTATACGCTCTTTTAATTTTTAAAAATTATTATATATTATATATATTAGGTATATAATATAAGTAACCGTCAGTAACCGAAACGTAACCGTTCAAAAATCCGCAAACCATTGATTTTACTGCATAGTAACCGAGTAACCGAGTAACCCTGACTTTCTCATATAGGGAAACTTTTATACTCAATATGTGCATATAAATACTCAAATATATATATACAGAATCAAAGGTTACCTAGGTTACCCGGTTACCTCTTGAACGAATTGTTTATTAATCAAACACAATATCGTCCGTAATCTCAAAATCATCATTGCAATTCACGAATCCTTTTGGAATTTCATCTACAATTTTCAAGAACACACATTTGGTGACAATTCCGTCCAGTTTCTTTGCTTTGGTCGGATAACCCCTGCTGTCGGTTTCCACAAGTCCCTTCTTAACAGCCCATGACAAGAATGCCTTTCTGGAGAATCTTCCAATTTTGCACAGATCGTCAAACGCTGCGCTATAGATTATTGCGGTTGACGTTTTCTCTGCCGGATCATTGTCAATAACTCCCCATCTTTCTGTCTTGACATCCGGGTTATCATCGAATTTAATTCCATTCATAGCGATTTTGTCAACCACGAACCAGTAAGCACGTTCATTTTCAGAAACCATCTCTTTCTCTGTCAGAAGACTCTTTGCTGTCTCGATGTCAATGTACTGGCCATCATGGAATAACTGATCTGTCGCAATCTTATCTGCTGCCAAAATGATGCTCATAGATATACTTTGCTTCTGCATCTTGTCATCATCCTGTATAAGCCCCTGATAGTGCTTTTGTAGGGCTTTTATATCGTCGATGGACATTTCCTTAACTACATTTACAAAATCGATTCCAGCGTGCCCGTAGTTCTTTTTAAGGGTATCTGCGGTAAGCTGCGGATCATCAAATATCTTTTCAGAACACTCAACCTCAATAATTCGGTTAATTGCTCCGCCTTGGCTGACATATCCTGCAAGCGGACGCTCACCATTGGTCAGAATGCAGTTCTGCCAGCGGTTCTCCCGGTTGACACCCAGTTCCTTATTAGAACGGCTCTTTCCTTTGCCAGAGCACAAGTCGTACACGATACCCTCGAAGTTATCCCTGATCTTGGCAGATACCTTGGAAGTATCATCCAGAATTAGTGGAAGATTGTTGAGCATATCGGACTTTGCTTCCAGAGCCACATCTGTTGTCTTGAAGTCTCCTATGTACCTTGATTCGCCTGGATTTGCCCATACGGAAGCTCCTAACATAAGCGTCACAGTCTTGCCACCCTCAGTTTCTCCCCAGAGGTCTACGAAAAATGGAAGGGCACCGACCAGTTTGATTAGAATACTAGCGAAACTTGCAGCCAGCATGATTTTCGGCTCTATTCTTCCAGTAGCGCGAACCTTCTTCACGTGTTCATACCATTCTGTTCTGCTACCACCTACGCTGATGCTTTCGTATAGTTGTCGGAACCTCATATCTCCATCGAATACAATATCCTTGTCATAGGGAAGAAAATAATCCCTGATCCACCCGATTTTGCTTGATGAATACTGAATGTTGATATAATCGTCATTTGCATTCTCAACGTCTGACAGATACCGCACAAGAAACTTCGCATTCTCAGATGTTACTGAAATTCCAAGCGCAGATAAGCCAACGATTTTAGTGGATGATGCAACCATGGTTTTCGGTACTATAACCTCGGACCATTTGTTGTTTCTCTTATAGATTAGCTTTATTTGTTCTTCTCCAGTCTCCAGATTCTTCATTCGTTCAATCGGAAGAATAGGATGATAGCAAGCTATAATATCCGGCGATCCTGGATTAGTATTTGATATTCTAATCCCATCATCATCTGCTACCCAGTTAAGACACTTCATTCTGTCATATTCACAATCAGAGAAGTTAGTCCACTGGTCCAGCATAGACACTGTTCTATTGTTTTTCTCTTTTTCGATTATCTGCTTCTGTACTTTTGTGTAAGCCTTCAGCAAATCTTCGAATTTTTTCTTTACGCCAAGCTCCTTGGCTCTATCCAGAAGAGTCAGCGTAAGACGCGCCTTGTATATCTCGTCTTCCTGACTGAATATCTCGTCAAACACTTCTTCATCCAGAATGGAATCCTTCGTGAGCTTGTTTATCATTTCCACTCTTAATCACCTTCTTCCAGTCCTGTTATGAATCCATGGTGATATAGCGCAAGTTGCAACCTGTTCCACGCTTCACACCATCCGTCAGACAATGGTTTCACTCTGTCAAGGATAGCCCTGTAGAAATCTATATCAGACAAACATTCCTGTAGTTCAACCTTTTTCTTTTGTTCTTCCTTCTGTCGCATTTTCATCTGTTTCTGATGGTGATATATTGCCATTCTGGAAGAGAAATCTGGTTTCTGGTAAGTTCCCCCAAGTATGGTAAAAGCTGTCTTAAAATCGCAATTATCCATGTTCTGAACGAATGTAAATATGTCACCTGTTGCACCACAGCCAAAGCAATAATAACTGTCTTTGTAGATTTTCATGGATGCAGTACGATCTTTCGGATGAAACGGGCACTGAACAAACCCTGCTCTGTTCGGAACCATGCTATATCTGCTCAGGACGTCCCTCATGCTATTCTGCTGTTTAATTGTCTCTTTATCCATTTGTCAGAATCTCCAAAATTCTTTTGCCAGTGTCTTTCTTGTCGCAAAACAGAAATTCAACACCATACTTGCGTTGCATCGTGCAGAGAATCTTATACAAGACATCTCCATGCATGACTTTCTGCTCCTGATCTACCCAGATGCCATTCTTTTTAACCCTTTTCTTCGCCCGGGGGTTCTCCCACCAGAGGACATCATCCAGTTTCTCAATCCCTTTTCCGTGCTCACACAGGAACACAAGTTTTATTCCTGCTTCGTTTGCCCGGATAATCTCAGCACGGAATCTTTCATGTTGTTGGCATACATTACCGCATAATTCAGAAAGATTTTGTTTCCGGTCAACAACCAGTCGAGGGTTGTCATAATTCATGTAATCTCCGACGTAAAGCTTTGACACGAACCATTTTTCTCCTGCTGCATCAAATGCTTTCTTAATGCCATCAATAATTTTTTGATGTTCCCTACTGTCAATTTGTATCATGCAAACGGCAACTCCTCGTCAATTCCATTTGGAATACTCATAAATCCGTATGGGTCTGCTTCTGGATGTGGTGTCTCTGGCTTCTGCTGACTCTGGCTAGAACCTTTGCTTTCACCAAACTCAATCTCCTCCACAACAATATCTGTTGTGTATACCTTCTGTCCGTCACGATTGGTGTAGCTGCCGGTCTGGATTCTCCCGGATAAATCCGCTTTCATTCCTTTAGAAAAATATTTCTCGATAAATTCTGCCGACTTTCCGAAAGCGATACAATTCAAAAAATCTGCTTTCTGATCAGAACCCTCTTTCACAAATCTTCTGTTTACCGCAATAGAAAACCTTGCAATAGATGCTCCATCATTGGTGTACTTGATTTCTGGATCACGTGTAAATCTTCCTGTAAGAATTACTTTATTCATACCGCTACTCCTTTCTGCTTATCATAATCAATCAACATCTTTAGACATTTCTGTCCTTTCTCCTTAGTAAGTGACTTAATGTCATTTACTTTAAACCGAGTCTTGATCTGTTCCAAAAGTTTAACTTCCGGGTACTTATCAATGATATTTTTAATTGACATAGTAGTCTCGGAACTAATCATCTCGGTTTCTTTTGCCGGCTCCACTTTTCTGCCGGACGTTTTTTCTTTATCTCCTGTATTAGTAGAATCACTGTCTTTGTTATCATCAATGCAGAACAGTCCGTTCAAAGCGTATTTTCTGGCATAAGATGAAGCTGCACCTGTCACCTGTGAAGAATCCATGCCTTTCTTAGACTCTTCTTCCCTTGCATAAGCAACAGTTGTAATCTCTCCGGTATCTTCGCAGTCGTTCAGATGAGCTTCTGCTCTGACATATATTCTGTCGCCAACAACTTCCATCTGATCTGTGACACTTAACACAGTCTTTGTCTCTGACAGAAGTGGCTTTACAGCTTCCAGAATATCTTCACAACTTCTATACTTGTATTTCCCGAAGGAATTGTACTGTCCTTTAGGAGCTTTCAGCTTTGACTGAATAATACCCAACTTCTCATATATATTCACTGTTATTCCTCCTTGTCATAAACCACATATTTACTGCCCTCAATAATCAGCAAACTTGCAATATCTTTCATTGATAAGGTTGATTCATTATAGATTTCGACCAGTGCGTTATATGCAACTGTTGATACTTTCACAACCGGGTTATCTTTATCAGTTGCCGGTTGTTTCTTTCTCGCCGGAATACGGATTTCAAATTCACTCACTGATACTTTCCTCCTTATATGATTTCTGAGCCGTTAAAATCCCATTTAGAGCCTGTACATAGCTTGCCAATGTTCTTGCTTTATATGATTCTTCAATGGGATTGTCCGGGACTGTAGCAAGCTGTATGTCGATTAATCTCAATACTTCTTGAATGCGTTCGTCCATACTTACACCGCCTTAAAGAAACAATAAAGGTTATCTGATGCATCCCCGAACTTCTCTCCGTCGATATCTTCGACTTTGTGGTATTCCACATGGTCAAGAGACATGTCGCAGTTTTCATAATCCAGAATGTAATCACCTCTGGATTGAAGCTCTCTGAGCAGTTCATTAATACATCCTGCTATCTCCAGACTGGGAAGAAGTTTCATAATTGCTATCTGTTTACTCATTTGGACACTTCCCATCTATCAGAAGTTCTAACAAGAAAGCTTTGATTATTCTGAGGCTTTCACGACTTTCCTTCTCATAAAATGGGTTAAAAGATACGTTTTGGTACAAATCCCATTCAAATTTGTCTTTGAGAAGGAGAACATCTTCTTCCCTTTTAACCCCTCTTACTCCCAAACCGTAGCCCGAAAAATCAAAGGTGATATTTGCTGTCGGAACTTCGTTCACAACTCTTTTACAAAGTTCATAAATTTCATCAATCTCTTTCTCAAACATCTTCTTATCCTCCTTATTTCCTACTGCCAGTCTGTTTTCATCTGGCGCACCGCCCATGCTGCCGAGATACCGAAAAAGATGTTCAGCCAAATAGGTATATCTACATATTTCCCGGCAAGCATACAAACAGCAATTAGCATATATTCTTTCATTTTATTTCATTTCTCCTGCAATCCACGCAAGGTTGCTTGCCACCAGTGCGGCAACTGTCACAATCCATGCAGTGAACCATCTTTTTGACTTTTTCTTGCTTTCTTCGACAATTTCAGTCGCAAGTGCTACTTCAATGTCAGCCCATGTAAGCTGGCTTTCGTTTTTAATTTCACTCATATCTAGCTAATTTCTCCTTATTTTTTCTTATTTGTCTTTACAATTAGCAGATAGAGAACTATAATGTATCTATCCACTAAGGCATTTTAGTGGTGCAAAGCTCCGGGGTGGAGGTTTCGGCTCCCTCCGGGGCACTCACTTATTGAGAGCCTCTTTGCCTTTCCAGACATGACCAGTTACTTCATAAACCTTTCTGGGACTTATGATATATGTGATTCGGCCACCGGAAAGGTTTTTTGCTGGCTTGTTATTCTGCACAGCCACACCGATTGGCAACCATCCGTACACAATCCCTGCCCGGATTGCTGTAATAGGAAGTCCGATCAGTTGACTCGCATCGGCTACAGTCATATTCTCTGAAGAGAACTCCGGCATCTGTGGAATGCCTGATATAATTCTCGCAACCTCTGCGGCGAACTGATGAATCTGTGCATTCTGCTCTACGTAATTATCAACTGCACTCATATAAACCTCTTTTCTAACTGATACTCATTTGAGCGTTACAGTCACGTATCATCATTACTGTATTGGTGCATGGATGCCAATTTCTGACATATTCCATAGATTCTTCAAATCTCAGCTTAGGAATGTTATTGCGGGCATTTACTGTGAAGTAAGTCTTTATATCCCTGTTGCATTCAGCAAATACTTTCTTGCCAATTTCCTTGTAAGCATTTGATTCTTTCCCACCAAGGTGAGCAATTACGACACTTGACACTAAGTCCCTAATAGCTTCCTGCTGTGCATAGTCAATAGTCATGGTGTTTTCAAGTCTGTTAAGCCGTTCTTCGTGATCTAAGAATCCTGTCGCAATAACCTGTATCTGTTCAACTGTCGTCAGTGGTTTCCGGTATGAACCTGTCTTTCGAATTGTTGGAAGAACCTCGCTTGTTACCCAGCGTTTGAATCTCTTAGCTGATTCAAGTTTGCTCCCGAAGATGAGAGAGTAGAGGCCGGATTCGTTGATAATCGTTACTTCGCGTCTCTGACCTGCGTACTCAATTTGGGTATTCAGCTTATCTTCTTCACTGACATGTTTAGGAACTGCATTCTTAGGATTTGCGTATCCTAATGATTTCGCTACATCAATTCCGACAAACCAAGGTTCATTATCAATAGTTATTGTTCGGATATCTCCGAATTCTTCTGAATTAAAAATCTGTAATTCGTTCATTTATACTCCTTTCTGCTCTGGAATTTTCGGTTCAAGAAACTTGTC